TAAGACAACGAAGGTCCATGATATTTTTAAGCCAGACTTAATACGGGGGGAGGCCTCCTTCGCCCATAAGCCTGACAAGAAGGTCTTCTATATCCAGGATCCGAAGGAGGGCTGGCGAGTCTTTTTGCGCGCCGTCTGCTTCCTTCATGAGGAGGGGAAGGAAGAGTCTGGGCGATTCTTAGTTCTGAAGAAATCGGGGGCCGATGCTTCAGGCCCCGTGTGGGAAGCTCCCAAGGGCCAAATGGAGGGTAAGGATGGATTAGCTCATCCGAGTTGGTCCGTTCTCCAATTGCTGGAACAGAACATTCGGCGGGAAGTGGAGGAAGAGGCCAAGGTTCGCAAGTTTGTTCGTTTGGAGTATTTGCCAAAGCTGGTCATTGAATCGAAGGAGGCCGAGTATGGGCCGAAGGACTTCTTTCAGTATCATGTGTTCCGTGCGATTGTGAAGCCCTCTGTTGTACAGAAGGTCATGAAGACATTTGCGTATTATAAGCGTCATCCTGAGAAATTTGCGCTCTTGGACAGCGATAACAACGAAAAGGATGAAGCAATTTGGTATGATCCCGATAAAACACAACTGATGGGAAAATGGTCTCCGACACTTGTCCGTTTATACTTGAATTATTGGAAGAAAAGGGCTTAAACAATCTGCTGTATAAAGAGTCAGCTCGATAGCGCAGTAGGCTAGCGCGTCACGCTCATAACGTGAAGGTCCCTTGATCGAAGCAAGGTCGAGCTATTTATATTGAAGCACTCTGTGCTTCAATATAAATAGCAGGATAGCAGTCCCTATAATTATCTACCATCCCAATAGAGATGGCAGATCCTTTAAAGGACTTTCAAAAGTATTGGGTCGGGGACAAGATTCTATCGACCAGTAAATCCACACTTAAAAAACTCCAGAGCAATGCGGATAAACTCGTCAAGTACCGCAAAACTCTGAAGAAAGGAAGCAAGGAACATGTTGCTGTTACAGAGCAGTTAGATACAATTACTGGAATTCAGCCTAGTATTGAGATTGAAAAGTCCCCTTCTCCAAAGGCTGCCACAAAAGCCCCTTCACCAAAAGCCGCCGCGAAAGCCCCTTCTCCAAAAGCCGCTGCGAAAGCCCCTTCTCCGAAAGCCACTGCTAGTAAAAAGAAAGTATCCTCCAATGCCGAACTGACACCTGGTGTGCTTGTAAGCTCTTTATCGAATGACTCGAGTCCCCCTCCCCCTACCTTTCGTCCTACTATTCAGCATGGGCCCTCTGCCTCCTCTTCCATGCCAAAACCCAAAGTCGGGTTACGGCGAAACCCTCCCAGTATTGCCGCCTCCCTCTTAACCGCTTTACCCCCTCCTGCCCCTACAAAAAAGGCTAAATCAGCAAGCAATGAGTCCACCTCCCCTGGAACACGGAAGAAGAGAGCGGAGGCCGCTGCCAGTCGCCGACGCCACGCAGCACCCACCGCGGAGGCACGAGATCTTGTAGCAGCCTTGGCCGCCTCAGGGCCAGTGAAAGGTGTAAAGGCACCTACAAGTGCTTCTGCAAAGGCATCTCCGCCTGCGTCTGCTTCTGCATCTGCTTCTGCGGCCCCTAAAAAAGTTGTTGTTATGGCGGCCCCTAAAAAAGCAGTTGCGGCCCCTGCACCTAAAAAAGCGGCCGCTCCTGCACTTACACCTGAACAACAGAGAGAGGCGGATTTAGCAACCATTCGACGACGACTCGTAAGGGCCCTCCCTGCCCCCCCTCCTCATCGTCGATCCAAGGATGGAAGTCCCGCAGGATCCGGTCTTTCAGGGCGCAGTGGCTCCTCGGCTTCACCTGACCCCACTCTGAGTTATAATGAATTTCCTGAAGTCCTCGTGGCCCCCCATCCTCATCCCGAGCCTGTAACACATGAGCATTGTGGACACTTAGATGCGGCCTGGATTGATGATTGGATGACCGCAGCAGGCAACCTGCTCCCCCCTGGTGCAACACAGACAATGCCTCGATACGGATTTAGTTTCCGTATCTTTGGCATCAACGATCGATATACACGCACCGATAATTCAGCCGATGGAACTTGCTTGATTCACTCCTTTTTAACATCAATGAGCGAGGTCTATCGTAATGCTAGTAATAAGAACAAGGGTGTGCTGGGACGTGCCTTCCGTCAAAAGGTATACGCAAAACTCTATAACAACAGTGATAAGATAAACATTCCTGAAGAGGATTATGGGCACGCAGGGCCCACGGGAGCCGAGGTCCATCAGCGCCTGGGGGCGCGCCTTATACGAACACCTGAAGGAAATGAATACCGTGTTCCTGCCCGTAAATACATTGAATACGTCGGTGCTGTGGATACTGGATCGGTCCATGGCTACCTGTATGACAGCGACGTCAAGAAATTACACCAGTGTTTCCGCGTAAATATCCTATTGATTACACCTCAAGTAATGAATATTCGGTATTACAAGAATGAGGCCTTGGCCAATGATGCCCCTGGTGTCATTGGACTCCCGAATATCATTCTCTATCAGTCAGGCTCCCACTTTACTACCATTCACTTAGATGACCAGTACATCTTCTCCTATGATGACATTCGGCCCATTTTGGACGGTGTCAACGCCGCGCGCAATCGAGACAAGATCATCCTGTCGAGTGCCGACAAGCTTCGATATGCCTCAGGCGAAATTGTCTTCTTGAAGAGCGATAAGAAGGCAGCACCGACTCCTTACGTAATTGTGAGCTATATCTGGGACAGAAGCACTCGGCCCTCCGCCGGTCTTGTCAAACGGGTGACCCATGTGAACTTGAACAACGGAAGTGAAGTAGCAGTTGGCGATATTCGATTCCCTTAGTAGAGAAACAAATGGACCTTACCAACCTACTGATCCTCCTAGGGCATATTCTCATTATCGCTACGGCAGGTCTTACGCTACTTTTTAGCACAAACATCTATGTCATCGGCACCTTTTCGTTTATTATGGTAGCCCTTCTTATTCACACCATTGTCCTGGATCGGTGTACGATCTGTAACCCCGAAGAGAACCTCCCTGTGATCAATACCACTCCGACCCAGCTCGTGAATCAACTTCTTGGCATTAGTGATGACATTCATATGAAGGAGCTTGAAAAGATTGTTGTGGCAGCATTTGCTGTTGCCTTTATCAGCAAGTTTGCGATCCTCTTGCTCTTTGAGTTCTATAAGGGGGTCAGCTACTCCGACTATCTTCGTGGCTTTAATCATAAGGGGGATGTTCACTCCGTTATCTATCAGTATTTGAATTAATTTTTTAAACATAATAACCTGTTAAGCATGAAATTAAGGGGCTTAATTTCATGCTTAACACTAGATGGGAAAAACACAGAAGGCACGAAAAGGGCCTCTGGTCAGTGCGACAGCCTACAGTGTAGGAACTGTCATGAAAGGGGCCAATGGAACTATGTGGGAGATTCGTTCTACCAAGACGGGAGTTCATCGATGGATACGAACAGAGAAGAAGGCTGAAACTCGAAAAGTCTCTTCCACTCTTTCCACAGAAGCATTGAAAAAACTGAAAGAGAAATACAAAGCACGCGTCAGCGGATCAAAAACAGACATTGCCCGAGCCTTGTGGAGGTCTCGTAGTAATATAATAAGCAATGAGGATCTAGCCCTTCTTTTACCCTTACTGACTCCTACGGATAGAAAAGCGGCCAAGCTCTCTATGGAGAAACGTGCAAACAACCCTATTACGAATTACAAGGGTATGTGGACTCCACAGCCCAAACCACTCAGTAAAATGTCACGAGAAGAACTGACAGGTCATTTACGGAAATTTAGGAATGCGTGGGAAAAAATAACAACACGAGATACTGATCTATCAGATGAGCGCCTTCAAAGTGAGTCTACAAAGGAGCTTCGAGGACTATTGAAATTCTATTATACCGAGAATGCCAAAACCCTTGCGGAGGACTGGCTTCGTTAGACGATCGAACAGGAGCCATTTACATTGCTCTCCTCTTGCGCAGCATCCTCCCAGCCAGTAATGATGCCCGTATCAGGATCCTTCGTCGCCACGCAGTCCAGGTAGACCGGCAGTCCTTGACTTGCCCCTGGCTGATCTTCCAGCGCCTGAATACAGGCCTCTGTGCCGAAGAAGTCATGCTTCAGAGGCGCCTCCTGAAATCCGTGACCCAGCGTCACGAACTGATACTTGCCCGACTCCACAATGTGGCCTTGGTCCAGCACCAGATTGTAGACCGTGGGCAACTTGCGCGCAGCGAACTGCTGAAGATTGGAGGGGAAGGTCCAGGGCCCAAAGGTGCCATCGGCCAACACTTCACGGCACGGATGCCAGGGGGTCACGCCCGTCTGAGGCGTAAACTGAACAAGAGGCTGAGAGGGTTGCGACGTATGGAAGGTGGCCCTGTGAATCACCGTGGCCGGTCCCGAAGGTGTGTAGACCTTGTCGCCAGGCCGAATGGCTCCAATGGTCTTCACAGAACCATCCGCCATTCGGAACTCTGTGGACCCCTCAAAGCAACTGCCACCGCTATTATTGAAGGCCTGCGCAACATAGGCCGCTGTGACAGGTACCGAGTAGTCTATTATACCTCTCCGTTGAATGGGGGGCGGGGGAATCGACACAAATGCGGTATCCCCTGCCGACTGGTGCGCCAGAAACTCGGCCGTCTCGAAGACCTTGAGGCCCGGATCCTTGAAGTTCATACAGACCCCTGCGCGCATATGATCGCGATAGGCCCGCAGATAGTGAATGCCCCAATCGGCCGGCTTGAGGTGGTCCAGCGCCAATAGGCACTGGCCCTCGCCATCCACCTTGGAGACCACATCACGCAACACGGCCTTGACACTCGGATCAACCACCGTGGCATGGCGCTTATGAAAGGCCATCAGCCGAGCACTTAGCGCCGACGTGATGGCCTTTTCATCCGCATAGCCCGTGTAGGTGGCCGTGAATCCGTCGATGATCTCTGTCAGTGTCTCCACAAAGTCGCGCCGGCAATCTGCTAGGTCTGCGGAGCCCAAGTCAGGGCAGGGATCGGCATGTGCTGCCTCCACGCCTCGCACATCGGCTTCAGCCCTGATCTGGAAGCAGAAGTCTCGGCGCTGACCTGTAGCCAAAGGACCCGTGTCTACAGAGTTGCGAATGCCGTCAATCACGTAGTGAATAGTCGTGCCGAACGAGGCCACCGTCTTCTCATAGGCCGCCAAGTTGATGCCATTGGTCGACACCATATCACCTGAGGGGACGAACAGCATGCGACCATTGCCCCAGAGGGCCAGTTGCTCCAAGAGAAGTGAATTGATGTCGGAGGAGAAGCCCATGGTGTGGAAGGTCCAATTGGGGCACTTGATCCGCTCCTGAATCATGGGCATCGTTCTGCGCCCGCCTGTGACCGGTGGAATCGTCTCGGTCGGCACACCGTCCGTGAGAAGAAGGCCTACTATGCGTCGCCCCTTACAGTCCGCCGAGTTTGCGATCTTGGCGCACTCTTCGACCGCGCCATAGATGTGTGTGGTATTGTTTGAGAAGATGCTGTTCAGGATGGTGTCCAGGCGACGCCGGCCAGCCTCATTCATCGGCGTCAGACCCATCAGAGGCGTCGCTCGATCATTAAAGGTCACCAAAGCAATGCGATCATTTGGACCGAGCATGGCTGCGATGGTGCGAAGCACATGCTTGCCTAGGTCGAGGCGCGTGATGCCCATTTCCCCCTTGTCCACCTTGACCCAGGCGGGCGTATCCATGGAGCCCGACTGATCAAAGGCCACGATGTAGTCGGCCCCCTCCTCGGAAGGACCTGGAGGAAGATAGGCCTGAAGCTGAAGGTAGGTGTTGCCGTCGCGCCCAATGTATTTGCGGGCGCCAATCTGAACCTTTGCTGACTTGAAGGGACGAAGAGCGGTTGATGCGGGGGCTGCCATCACAACAGGAACAGGGGCAGAACCAGCTCCTCCTGATGAGTTGCCTCCTGATGAGGCGGAGCGCATGGAATCGCAGGCCTTGCGCATGGCAATGTTGGGAATGAGGGTCAGCGAGGGCAGACGCTGACCCGTGGCAGGGCTTGTGTCATGTCTGTCACTGAACCAGCGCTGAATGGCCGAACGTTCATAGGTCTGTCCGTCCACCGTGGACACAGGGTCGACGAACAGAGATCCCGTGATCGGGCATTCGAAATCAGATGTCGAAGAGGAAGACATTTTAGAACTGAAGTATGGATTGGTACTTAAACTGTTACACAAGTGAGTGCGTAACGACTACTCTTTAGCACCCTCTTTAAGTTCAAATTTTTTTGGGTCCATCAAAATGTAAGGAACTGGGATAACAGACAATAGACTATGTATCCAAAGATAGCGATCGACACACTATAGAGTATTTTTGCGATCCTATAGATCTGGCCATATCCAGGTTCTGTCGTGTGGTCAATGCCAAAGAATGTAATGCCCTTCTGAGCACAGATTCGCAACCAAGGAGCGATGGGCGCAACGATGGAATCGGAATACCAGTTGTCGCGATTTTCTGTTCGAAAGAATAATTGATAGGCCAGGGGCTTGTAATAGAGATATTGTGTCGCATAGTAATTATAGACATCATCGATATCGTAGAGCAATCTGGGATTGGATGTGTGAAGTGTAAGAGCCTTTGTGCGAAAGGCCTCGGATACAACACAGGCATGAGTTCCACCACATAGATTGGATTGTATATGACAAACAAAGGGATTTAGAAAGAAGGGAATGGTCCCTAGACGATAGACAAAGGGCTTTTGTATATTGTGTGTAAAGAATGTACAAAGCTCTTCTCGAACAGCAGGATCTTTAAGATCTTTGCTGAATATACAGTCATCTTCTAACACAAGAATATTTCTATACTGAAGAAGATTCGCATGCCGATAGATCTGTAGAACGGCGTCCACTAGATCATAATTAGACTGTTGTCTTGGTAACTGTTTCTGACCGGTCTTATATCCATCATTTATGACAATATAGGCATTCCGTGTAGGTCGGATGAGATCTAATTCATTTAAAATAGTGGAATACCGTCCATTATTTCGCAAATGAACCACGTAGGTAGCATCGATCCCCGCATCTAGTAAACCAGTCCTATAGTGTTGATATTGGAAGGTATAACAATGTTGATTTGCCTCCATTGTCTAGAATTTGAGACGACTCTTTAACCTCCCTGATCGCGTCTTAGAAGAGTTCAGAAGAACTGGAATCCAGAGAGCACACTTATAGAGAATAAAAACGACTAAGAGCAGAAGAAGACTATAGAGAATCTTGGAAATAGTATACATAATTGCGTATCCAGGATCCTTGGACTTATCTAGATTCATTGCTTTAATTATATAGAAAGATACCTGGGGTATATACTGTGATATACACCGTGGTAGCATAGTCACATTATATCCCCAGTGCTTTTGATTCTCTGTTTCAGGATATAACTGATAGGCAAGAGGCTTGTAATAGGTGTATTGTGTAGTAAAAAAATTAATGAATTCATCCATATCCAGAATCGTTGCCTGATGCGGTACGAGGGCTCTGGCTGGCGCCGAAATAACATAGGCATGAAGGCCAAGATAGAATCCATAGGACGCATGAGTGAGCAAAGGATTTAATAGAATTGGAAAAGATCCTACTCGATAGGTAAATGACTGAGAGGTGTTGTCCGATAAAAACACATTCAGATCTGTAAGCACCTTCTTATCTCGAATATCAGGGCTAAAGAAACAGTCATCTTCCAGAATTAAAATATTCTTATAGTTCATTTGATTGGCGTGTTTATAGATCTGGAGAGAGGCATCTACAATATCATAGGCCGAACTCGGCGACCCTTTTTGAGGGAACACTTTTTGACACTTCTTATAGCCCTCATTTAGCATAATATACACAAGACTCGTAGGCTTGTATTCATTGATTTCCTTTAGAATTAACTCATAGCGTCCATTGTTCCGTAAATGGATGACATAGGTCGCATCCACACTCTGATCCAAGAGGCCCGCGCGATATATGTGTTCTTCAAAGGTATAGCAGTGAAGATTGTCTTCCATCCCCTACTAAAGAGGTATAAAATTGATTACAGAGTAGTAGTAGTAGAGTCTACAATGAGCACATTAGAAAAGATGCTTCGCATAGAGATTAAGAAACAGAAGTGCTTGGACTCGTTTCGACATCCTGTTCAACAGGTCGAAGAGACCCCCTTTCCGTCTTTTCAGCCCCTTGGCTGGTTTGAGACCCTTGTGCGCCAAGCCCTCAAAAAAATACACCCACGATCGGCAAAATGGCCGGCAATAGCCTCTACTTATACCACTGTAACAGGAAACTCTTTCTCTAATTATGTTCTTGGATTCCTTTGTAAAGGGTCTGATCCAGATCTAATTTCCATTGACACATTTGCCTATGTATTGCGGTATTGGAAGACGAAGAGTGTATTCTTAATCGAGGGGCTCGATGCGATCAGTCCAGTGGATCTCTGGCTCGAGATGATTCTCTCCGTCCCTTCCATTCCTTTATGGAAGGCCATTCTTGGACAGTACCGATTTCTGGAGCAGAGCACAGGAAATCTCTTTCTGTCCTTGACGACTGAAGATGCCGCAGAGTACTATGTAAGAACCTGCTTTCCTGAGGAGCCCTATATCAATGACTTTAAGGGATCTATATCCGAGAAGCCCTTTGTCCTCGGCACCTATAACTTTAAACAACTGCTTGAGACCATTTAGAGCTTTGGCTCTGTTATGTAGTAATGGCACTTGCTCCCTTTTCTGTTCTTGCCAGTCGGCTCACCTCTTTTTTTGATTCAGACCGTGCAAAACCCACTGTCTTGGTCCTCGGATATGGCTGGGGAGCCCGAGCCTTCACAGAGAGTCTGGATCGTAGACAATTCAACGTACAGGTGGTCTCTACCCGTGGCGAGCGCCTGAATCAGCCCTCCATGATTCATCGCTTAACCGCCACCTATTCCCAACCCCCCTCTTATTTGACAATACAGGTCGACGAGGCAGTCGCAGTGGAACCAGTGAGTCAACAAGTTCAAGGGCGCAAGGCCACCTATCCATACGATTATCTTGTTATTGCCACAGGATCGGAGGCCTTTGATTTCAATATTCCTGGTGTCAAACAGTACTGTCAGATGTGTAAGACAGGGGAGGATATGGATGCCATTCGATCCTTAGAATCCAAGGAGGCCTTTGTTATGGGGGCGGGGCCCACCGGTATTGAATTGGCCTGTAAACTCCAAACAGAGGGCATCCGTGTCCAATTAGTCGAAGCAGCGCCCACCATTCTCCCTGGATTCAGTAAGGCCTTTCAAGAACGAGTCACAGAGTATTTGGCGGACCAAGAGATTCCCGTTCTGAAAGGAGACCCTATTCGTGAAATTACAGATAAAGAGATTGTTCTCAAGACCAAGTCGATTCCCTATTCCAAGGAGGCTCTGCTCTGGACCTGCGGGATCCGCCCCGTGGCCTTTGTGCGGTCTTTAAGTGGTGGAGGCCCTCTCTCTGTGAATAACACCTTACTGTATAAGAAAAATATCTTTGCGCTGGGAGATTCTATAAAAGGACAGGGACCTCCCACTGCGCAGAATGCTGTCGCACAAGGAACCTATTTGGCGCACCGGTTTAACCAAGGACACAAAGGGCCTGTCTACCAATTTGTAGAGAAGGGGCGCGTGCTTGATCTAACGCAGTGTATGTTTGTGGAGGTCTTTGATACCGTCTGGTACGTCCCCTATTGCTTCACAGATATGGCACGGTGGATCCTCAAGTAGGGGGCTTACATTGTAGCAGAGTCGCGATGGCCACACATTTACTGGCCGAGAGAAGATGCCAGAGACTGTGATTGATTATATACTGGGTACGATTCTGCTTCATAGACTCATAGAGTATATGAATCAGACCTACCACCAGATTCAAATAGATGACTTGGATCAGGACAGCTGTACTATGATAGTGGATCGCATGAAAGAGATCCAGGCTGAACCACAGGAGAGCAAAGAACATATCTAATGCCGTCAAAACGGGATCTTTTTCTTCTGTATAGTGCCATATACAGGAGAAAACAGTGGCGGACACAATGACAATTGGATAGGGATCGATATCCGAAGGCAAACACTGACTCGGGATCCAAAGAGGGATCAAATGGAACAGAGTTGTACCAAGCAAAAGCATATTAGTCAAAGAGGTATCCCTTTTATGGAATCAAATTTAGTGATCCATAAAATTCGACTTAGGAGTTGGGCCAACCAAGAAGCAACCCAAGAGTGAACCACATGTCCGCTTTTCCAATCCTTACCCATGCCCTGTCTGTACTCGAGAGTCGCTGGACTCCAGCACTCAAAAAAGAACTGTCCATGACCTATGAAGAAGAGGTTCGCAAAATGGCCAAGATGGTCTGTAAGGCCATTGAATTTGAACTAGGAGGCGTAGATACAGAAGAACAGGCCACACGCATAGGGAAGTGTTTGTGGACGGAACTCAAGCATATCGAATCCCTAGATACAGCCGACACCATTCTGACCATTCTGAAGGAGTTCTCAGAGCGCTTTCTACGCTCTGAGAAGGGACGAATAGAGGTTATGCGCTTAATCGATGGTGAGTATGAGGTGGAATCGGATTCCGAGAACTCGGACTGCGACTCGTTATGCTCTTCCTGTGACGCCTCAGAAAAGAAAGAGCGGGATGGTTGGCATCGAATGCGCATGGCTATTCGTGAAATGGCAGGACCCAGGGGACGACGGACAGGGGTGGCGATAAAGAAAAAAATAGGAAAGGGACTCATTCGGCGCCTCCACTAGCCCCCCTCTTCGTCCTCTTCCTCTTTTTCTTCTTCGCTTTCCTCTATTGGTTCCAGGGATTTTCTCTCCTCTGCTTGGAAACGCTCCTCTTCTTCTTTCAGAAGACGCGCCTCCTCTTCGTGATAATAGGCCTCATCCGCCATGTGGCGCTCCCACTCCTCCCGTTCAGCCTCCTCTCGCTCCTTGGCCACAATCTGGAGCATTTGGCTCAGGGTCATGGTGGGATCCTCTTTGTGCCAGGTAGAGTAGTAGACCTTTGCGCCTAGCGAGAAGAGGTCGAGCTCGCGTTCAAACTTCCAGTCCTGAAGAGATACAGACATCTTGTTTGTATAAATATGGATTCGGATGGAAGTGCATCTACTGGGAGAAGCGCAACGGCTTTTATGACGCCTGGGATCTTCAATTTTTTTGCGATCATAAAAAAACCATTTTGTGGGGAAACTGATCCGCTGGGGGATTCGTTTTTATGAGGGAATTTAGCGGATCTCAAAGGGCATCAGGGCGCCCGTGCCTTCGACCTGGCCTCCTGCTGCCTGCGCATGGCCTTTGAGCGCAGGGCACTTGGTTAGATTGATGCCTGATCCGTCCCGGGCTCTGGCATGGTACACGAGCTTCCTGAACTGCTTCCCACCCTTGATCCACTTGACCTCGTGATAGTTGACGAAGACATTGACGAGGGGACAGGTTTCGAAGATGAGCTCGGCGCCGGCCGTGGTATCAAATTGCGCCTGGCCGATGTACTCGCGCCCCGTATGGAGGACGAAGACGGTGCCGAGCCACTCAGGGGGCAGGGCCCAGGGACTGTCGGCCATCACCACCTGAACTTTCGGGCAGATATCGATCAGCGAATGAAGCTCCTCCATCTTGGAGCGATGGATCTCAAGGCCGCACGCAAAGGTGTTCGCCCATCCCTCGTCTGTCTCAAGCTCCTCCAGAAGACTCTCCATCTCCACGAGAGCCATCTGGGGCGATTCATCGACCGCGAGCTTGGCGATCGGATGCATGACTTCGCGCAACGCCTTGTGCTCGAGAGTGATGTTGCGCCAATTGTCGATGTCGTCGAGGTAGTGAAGCCAGTGGGGATGAGGCTCGGTGGGATGAAGGTAAGACCAGACGTGCCAGGTGGCACACCGATCTGTACTCACAATCGAGCAGGGAGCCCAGATGGCTTCGCCAATGGCCAGCAGGGCCGCCTGCGGATGATGGTCAAAGATCTTGAGGGACTTGCCGGCACGTGTCGCTACACCCGCGTAGGCGCGCATATCCTCCATGGGGAAGCTGACATCAAGAATGACCACCTCACACGAGGGAAGACGGGCCGGGTCGGGCCACGTGCGCCGATCCGACGGGCTCACCGCGAAGAAGAGCGAGTCATCGCTCGAGACCTGCGAGAAGAGAGTCGCTGCGCACCAACCGTCGTTACAGTTCCCGTGCGTGATAATAATGCGACGGGGTTTGGTTGTAGAAGCGAAGGACGCACAGGCCGATTGAAGGGCTTTCGCAACAGAACTCAGATCAGAAGAGGAAGACATTTTGATCGTAATAATATGGATATTTGTTGGAGTGCGATAATCACTGGACTCGCACCTACTCTTTAGGTGCCTCGGATGTTCAATTTTTCCCGGACAAAAAATACAGGGCAAATCACCGCCGTTCAGGCCACGGCCCTCAAAGTGGCCGCGGCGCCCTTTAGGTCCCCCGCAAAGTCCGAATCGATCTCGGCCATTTGATAGACAGGGACCAGAGCGAGCGCCCCAATTTCGGAGGAGGCTTGAGGAGACCGCCGAAGCAGGAGATCATCAAGGGTTAAAGGCATTTTCTTGTACAAGGGACTGACAGTAATGTGCTTAACGGTGATCAAGAGAAGGGTCTTCAAATCATCAAAGGTTAGGCGCAAATTAAAGTAGCTTCCTGACTGTATATGCTCTCGATAGGGTATTTTCACTCGCAATTCATTGATGAGTCTGACGGGCACATCTTTAACATCAAAGAGTTCTTCAATCGTCTCGCGATAGGCTGTATGAACCCAGTCAATGTCGTTCTCCTCTTTCCGTCCCCCAAATCCCGAGAGTTTTGCAGGATAGGTTCCTTCGATTACGAGCCGATGCTTCTGAACTCCTGCGAGGGCCACAGGGCCTTCCAAGAACAGAACTCCTGCTGCCTTGTAGACCGTTGCACTCACAGGGGGGTACACAATAATAGGGATAGACTTCTTTGAGAAACAGGTAAACATGGTTTGATGTCTATTCAAAGAGGCCAGTGGATCAATTTTACGTAAAAAGAAGACCCTGAGGGCCTCCTTTTTAGTTTTTGTTGTTTTTGTTGTTATTGTTATTTTATGCTACCATATCCTTTTTGATGACGGTCCATGTGGTTTTACAGTTGGCCTTGTGCGTACAATAATGGAGGAGGTTGTAGTCCATGGTGGATCCAATGACCTCCACGTCGCGATGGAGAATGACGAGGTCTTCGCATTCTGAGTACGTTTTGGCCTCAGGCTCTGTATGAATGATCTGGCCGATCTTATAGCGACAGTGGCTACATCCCAGATGTGTGGTCGCATGCCCGCACCACTTTTTGTCGCCCTCCCAGGCAGGTCCTTTGAGCACAAGCTTCCTGTGCTTCATGGGGCCCAGCCTAGCTTCTGACGTAATTCTGACGAGAAGAGCGCGCCGAACATCCTGTTCCCACTCGCTCGTGGTTGTACCCGAGAAGTCACTGTCGCAGTCCTCGACCACCATCTTGAAGCAGGGAATGGCGACAATGGACCCAATGGGCATTCGATGCTGAAAGAGGTGATCGGCGCCCATCGGACAGTAGATCTGATGGGTAGCCTTCACAGCTCTATCGGCCACCATGGACCTCGTTAGATCCTGGTGAAGCATTCCTGAGACCAAGAATTCGTCTTCGGCAGGGACGAAAGGGCCCTTGCCTTTGTGTTTCGCATCGAGCCATTTGCAACGAACACAGGACATCTTGGTAAATATGGATTGTTGATTAGATGGGCGCTAAAAGGGGCGCAGTATCCAAGGAGGGACTGTGAGGGCTCAAATTTGGCCAAAAAAAAAGATGATCCAAGTCATCCCTTTTTTGTTTTTTGTATGAGGTATTCAAAGAATCACCAATCTAGGTAACATCAAACAGATGTTACCAGCCTAGGTAACATCAAACAGATGTTACCAGCCTAGGTAACATCAAACAGATGTTACCAGCCACTATGATACGAATTCATCATTTCCTCCTGCTGATCCAGATAGTCCGCATAGTCGGCATCGCGCTCCTCCTTGAGCTGATCCAGGATGAGCAATCGCCGTTCCTCAGGCATCTTAGCCAGAGCGATCGCAATGCACTCGTCGCAATGTGCCTCCTTGTAGACCCATTGGAAGGCGTCCGAATCCGATCCTTCAACCAAGGAGTCCTGCCGAGCGGATGCCAGGTATCGATAGGTATTGTGTCTGCGCTCCTCTTCGTCGACCTCATTGATGTAGAGGTCCCAGAGGTAGCTCCCGTATCCAATGGGGTGGAGGTGGCTCAGCTTTGTTGCTGACTTGACGAGCCGATAGAAGAGCGTCTCACCGATGATGGCACGGACGCGCTCCGAGAAGAGGCAGAACTCCTTCGAGGGCGCCCAGGGATCTGGCGGAGGATAGGTCTGTTTGACGGACAGGATGAGCTCGACGCGCCTCGGATTGGCGAGGGAAGCCCAGTCTGTGGCGGGGTCCAACGCCTCCGCGCACAGAATTCTTGTGCGAGCCTCCTGCGCCTCCGTGGCCTCGGCATCCTTCAGGACGAGGGCTAGGCGCTCCACCGTCATGCCGAGAGCCTGCGCAAAGCCCTTCTGAACACGCTCCAGCGTCAGCTCGCCTGTGAGTTGCTGTCGGATATACTCCCTGAACAGCTCCGAATGGGACAGCTCTGCGATCTTAAGAGAAGATGACATTTTATGAGCTGAAATATGGATATTCGGTGAATATGCGTGTCAGTGGTTGACGCACGCACCAGGTTATCAGGGCCTGGCGCGGTTCAAATTTCGACAAACAGGGTCTGATGAGAAAAATAGTGTTTCCTCGCCATTACAAAAAAAACACTTTTTGTGTTTTTTTTTCTTTTTCCTTTTTTCTTTTGTTTTTCTATTTTGTCATTCTCGAGGCTCTTTTCTTTTGTTTTTTCTAGTTATTGCCCATCAGCGCCCAGAGGCGATCGGCCTCTGCCATCGCATCCGCGTATGCCATCTCTTGAGCGGGTGCGCGGAAGATGGGCCCGTGGCTGAGGGGAGATCCGTCGGCGCAGGTGAGCGTGGGCTCAGATGTGGCCAGGACGATGACAGCCTCCTTCGGCTTGAAGGCGGCCACCATGAGCTCCCTGGCAGCAGCGACTGCGTCGACGTCGATGACCTTGACCGCGGGGCGAACAGGGGCCATGGCGATGACGCGCT